TCCGCCTGCTAATACTTTAATTGATGGAAAGATTGAATGTAACGTAAATGACTTGCTTATTAATAAAACTAATAAATTTAAAGGGTGGAGTTGTACAGCAGGAGTGGAAAGTTTAATGGTAAATTGGGATGGTGACGTACATCGTGCTACTTGTCGCGTTGGGGGTAGTTTAGGTAATATCTATAAAGGGACTTTTAAAAGGCCAACTGAAAATATTATTTGTACACGAGATTGGTGTACTTGTGCCGCGGATATTAATCTTACGAAATATACTTTGTAATATGAGTATCTGGTAAACAGTTACACTCTTTAAAAGGGCATTTGATTGGTTTTAAATCAAATAATTTTTCTTGAAATTCTTCTTTAAATGTTTCTGAAAAAAGATTAATTTTTGCATCTTTAAAAATATTTGCATTACATGATCCTGCAACAGTACCATCATATGTTATAATTAAATTTTCTATAGGTACATGACAAGTCCAATCGGTAAAATAATTCCATTTATTATGAACATATCCTTCAGATTTCATAGTTATTGCACTACCATCATTAAATAAAGCAACACTCTGAAATACATTAAAATCATCAATATGTTTTAATATGTACTTTGGATCTGGAACTCTTTTAATAGTATTTGCAACATAGTCTATTTGTTCTTGAGTATAAGAGTTAATATCTTTACCTGGGAATTGAAGAATACTTTTAGCTTCTATAATCCAAGGTTGTTTACTAGTTTTCATCTTCTCTACAATAGCAATACACTTGTCCCAATGCTCACAATCCATTAACATTAATGCCCCAACATTTAAATTGTTTTCATATAGAAAGTCACCTACTTTCATAAAATGATCTACATCCATAAACTCATGATGGGCACTTAACGTTGCTCTATCTAAGTATTCAACATTTTCTTCCCACCATCTTAAAGTTCTAGAAGCATTAGTTGTTACTTTAAGTTGAACATTGTGTTCTTTTTTAATTTCTTTACAAAATGTATTAAAGTGCGGCCAAAGGGTTGGCTCACCGCCACCTGCTATACACAACCAAAATTCTGTTTTATTAAATTTTTTAGTATAGACATCAAACAATGTTCTAAAGTTTTTTATTACAGTATCAACATTCTTAGGATACCTATATATTCCGGGATGAGAATCAGCAAAACAATATGTACAATCATAATCACAAATATCGGTTGGGAAAAATCTAATATCTAAAACATGAGATGGTTGCGTTGAAACTATTTTGTTAGGTTTCGTAATCATAATAAATGTTCCAATTCTGGAAAAACATTAGACGCTTTTAATCCTCTAATAGCATCTAGTTTAGTTACATACTCTTTGAAGCCTGGAAGTAAATAACTATTATCTTGTGCATCCATATGATCCATTACTGCTTCCCAACGTTTCCAACCATAAGGATTAATTTTCCAATACTCATCATCTTGTCTATAATTAGTAAACAGCCAATCTTTGAATTCTAAATAACGTTCTCTAACTTCTTGCTTATCTTCTTTAGGTAATATTTGTATACTTAAAAATGTAGGAATATAAAGTAAATGCATATTAACTAATCCACCGCCCATTTGTGTTCCGCCTGGAACTGTACCTACATTAAGTTTTTTAAATTTAGATTGTACTTTCCACTTCATAAAATCAGGTAAGTGTTTTACATTAAAAATTTGTATAGCAGTGGCTAAACTTGTTTGTATATTGTCAGGCGTATTATCTAGCATATGAAGATTCTTTTCTACAACTGACCATTCCGTTGGAAAACGTATATATTCATCACGTTGGAAACAGGCATCCATACTAACTGCAAATTTAACTTTCTTAAACTTACTCCATAACTCAATTAAATCTTCGTCTACTAATATACCATTTGAATTATATCTTAATAAGATTTTATCTTGATAGCCTTGACGTATAATTTCTTCAATAAATGTTTTATGTTCTCTAATCATTAAAGGTTCGCCACCAGCAAAATATACTTGCTTTAAGTTAGGAATTTGTTTATTCATTTCCTCCCAAAACGTTTCCTTCTCATGCCACTTATTATTGAACTCTGATTTGTCCCAAGCCATTTGTCTTTTGACTTCGGGGTCTTCTAATTGCGGAACTAATTCTTTCCAGTCTTTAACCCATTGGCTAGAATCGTGTGGACTACACATTACGCATTTAACATTACACGTATGACCTAAACGTAAATCTAAATATACTAATTCTTCTGGAACTGTACCATCTTCTTGTGTTTGTTTAATTAATTCAGGAATATCTACTCCATCTTTATACCAAGTACCTGTTTCCCAAATACGTTTACTAACAACACCTATTTTTTCTTCATTAAAACATTTAGTACAACTAGCAGGAATTTGTCCTTTAAGCATAGTAGTTCTTACTGACTTCATATAGTCATTGTTCCAAGCCTCCATAGGCGTTTCACGACCGAAGTTAGCAGGCTTACCATGTTCCATTTTTACTAACCCTACTTCATGATCACCAGTAGCCGCTCCGCTGGCATTAGCACTACAACATAAACGCATATCACCATTTGGTCTTGTTGCAAAATGTATCCACGGTAAAACACAGAACGTAGGAGATTTAGAAACGCCTTCTAACTGACGTTGCCATTTACCTAACTGTGAGTCTGCAGGATTATACCAATACTCGTTACTGTCAGTCATCTTCTAATTCCTTTACAAGTGGGACAAATCTTACTCCTATTAAAGATTGTTGCTCAATCAGTGGAACCCCAGCAATTTCCTTTTTCTTTGTAACTAATAATAATTCACCCTTAACAGGTATAATCATTTTTCCGCCAACTACTAACTGTTTTGTTAAGTCAACTGGAATTTCATCTGCCATAGCTGTTACCATAATTCTATCATAAGGTGCAAATTCTTTCCACCCTTTATAACCGTCGCCAACTTTACTAATAATATTTTTATACTTTTTAAGTTTTGGTGCAGTCTTATCATATAATTCTTTAATTCGTTCTACAGTATAAACTTCCTGTACTAGTTCAGATAATACAGCGGCTTGATAACCTGAACCCATTCCTATTTCTAGTACTCTATGCAATGGTTGGAGTTGAAGCATATCAGTCATATATGCTACAATGAAAGGTTGCGAAATAGTTTGTCCATGCCCAATAGGAACTGGCATATCTTCGTATGCTAATTCACCTACAAAATGATGTCTTGGTATTAAAGTCATAGCATATATAATTCTTGAATCAATAGCTTTTCCACCGGCATAACTTAAAGCATGAGCATTAATTGTTTGTAACATTTCGTTCTGTAACTGTTTATCTATTAATCTAGTTTTCATTTTCTTCCAATTATCATATACCTATCGTATTCAGGCAACTCTAATGTACCTGAATAAAACTCTTTACTAATTTTTGAATTCCATCTAAAATCTTTTAGACTATCTACACAATTAATATGTTCTTTATGTGATGCAAAATTATTACTTTGAACAACTATCCATGCATCACCAGGAACTTTTTCTAACCAAGCATCATATTGTTGTTGTGTAATATGTTCACAACTTGTATTAATAACAATGTGTGGATCTTCTGTATATTCATAATTACACATATCTTCTGTAACTGCATTAAACTTACCGTTCATTGCATACGCTTTGTTCATATTTACTGCTATGTCCTTACACGCAGGATCAATATCAACACTTGTAATATGTTTTGCTCCAACATCACTATTAAAAATCATTGTTGCTAGTACTCCATACCACCCGCCAAAAATAACTATTCTATTTGATATAGTATGTTCAACGTTAGCAAGTGTTTCACATAACCATATTTTACTCTTAAGTTGTCCATGCCAGAAGCTTTCTAGCATATGATAACGCATATGATTATCTTCGTTCCGGATTCCATCCATCCAGTAAGCAATATCATTAAGATCAATTTTCATTTACTAGCTCTTTGGGTATTTTACTATCTGCACTACTTACACAAGTTGGTGTTATACAACGGTGGGGTTCTTTAAATAAAGTAAATCCTTCGTCAATAGTACCTAACGGCTCGTCATGACAGCTATACCCTCTTTTAATTTCGCCTCCTGGTTCTCGAATAATACAACTTTGATAGCCTGCATTACACATCCACCCTTTAAACTTATTAAATTGATGGGCATTTAATCTTTCTGCTTGATCTAAAGTGTACTCCTTTCCGTCTTTATCATATAATGCAAGTTGACTTATTTCTTGTTCCATATCATTTTGTAATATTTCCCATTGTTCAGAAGTATATCCTTCAACTACTGCACTTGCTATTTCATTACTTTGCGGTTTAAGAGTAACGTGTAATCCTTCACTTTTAAAACGTTCAGCTCTTTCATAATATTCATCAAACATAGCAGGAACCATAACTTGATTAATTGTAACTAACACTCCTTGCTCTTGCAAAAATTTTAGTTTTCCCGCAAATTCTTTTTCATCAGAAAATTCTGCATGATAACTTGCTGTTATGCTTTTACGATCTAATCCATCTGTTGCTGTTAACCATTTGTTCCACCAATTAAATCCTGGACTAGCATTAGTAGTCATATGCACACTAAGATAATCACTAACCGGCTCTTTATATGCTTTAATTAAATCTATTAATCCTTTATATGCAGTTGGCTCACCACCACTAAAACTAAAATGAAACTTCTCAAATCCATTAGCTCTAGCTTGGCTTTTAATTTGATCCATTGTTTGAATATACTGTTCAAACGGTCTGTGGTCTACAACTTTACTTTTAGCATACGGCCAACAATAACTACAATCGTAATTACAAAATCTTCCTAAGATCCAACTAACTGAAAAAACATTATTTTCCAGCATAGTTCTTTGTCCTAGTTTAACTATATTTTCAAATGGTATTGTCATGATATATGCTTTGTTGTATTAAAGATTGTTTTAGAACACGCTTTGACACACGTCATACACTTACTATCGCCGTGCCAATAATCGCCCATATGTTCCCATAGTATAATATCTTCATCAAGAACGCCATCTTTACAATTTGGTACTCCAATATTTTTTAACATATCTTTTGTATTTTGTGCTGTCATATTTCTTAACGCATGAATAGGTAACGTTTCTTCTAATGGATCTTCTAAATAATCACTACCTATCAAACAACACGAAAAAATATTTCCATACGGGTCAACATATATACCCTGGTCTTCCATACACTTCGGTTTAATAATAGCTTTACTAATTGCTTCATATCTAACATCAGCATCTAATAAACTATCTAATGTTTTATTTGGTACTTTTTTATATTCTGATCGTGTAGCAGGTTCAAGATCGTATTCATAATTTCCATCTAAATCTTGAACTGCAAATTTATCCAAGTCATAAAATCTTGCAGTACTAATAAAGTTTACTTTTTGCACACCTTTTCCTAATAAAAAATATTCAAGTGTTTCAACATTATCTTGATTATGTTTAAAAACTAAACTGTCTACTCTTGCTACGCCGCCTGCTTTAATAAATGCTTCCATGTTATCAATAACTTTTGAAAACTTTGTATTTCTTCTGTACAGTTCATGCGTTCCTTCAAACCCATCTATGCCAAAAACAACTTGACTATGATTTACTGATCCTATTACAGGAGCAAGTTTACTCCACCACTCTTCGTTACGCATACCACCATTAGTATGAAGTGCTAATCTACAAGTAGGATTTGCATCTCTTACATACTGAAAAATTTCTAAACAATCTTGTGCAAATGCAGGGTCACCATAATTTCCACAACTATAAAAATTTGTTAACTGAGCTAAAAATTCTTTTGGGAACCATTCTTTAAATTCAGCTATACTAATATCTCCATTACGAATAAAAGGTTTTGTAGCACCTCCGTGAAAATTTCTTGCACACATTGGACATTGTGCTTGGCACTTATCAGTTAGTTCAATATGAACTGTTTTTATATCCTTAATTCTCTGCATTATATTGTTCTTTAAGCCATTTAAAATCATTAATTTTAAATAATGCTTCTCTATTACCTTGGTTCGCTTCTCCGTATTTTTTACCTGCGTTTGCACCCATTATAGCATAATCACCATTTGGCTTATCCATACCTTCATTACACCATACCATTAATCGCATTTCAGTTTCTTCGTCTACTTGTCCTCTAATAAGTCTACTTGACAACTTAACACATTCGCGGAATGCACTTTTCCACGTATTAAAAGGATCTGTATTAAATGCTGTAATATTACTAATTTCTTCATGGGCGAAAAATTTATTACTAATACTAGTTGTCATATCAGGATGAGTAACATCCATATCTATTGTAAGTTGTCTTGGCAATAACTTTACACCACCATGACCGTATTCTAAAAAGTTTACAGGGTTTTGGCAACGCCATACATGAACAGCATCATGATCCCATTTACTTGCAATATAATCAAACTTCCAATCTTCTTTTAACTGAGCATCTCCGTCTACTACCCAAAACATTTTTGTAAAACACTTTTTAGCCGCGGCTATATGTGCTTGATGTATTCCTTTCACCCCATGGACACGCTTGGCCATAGGAAACCTTGCCTTTAAATCTTCGTAAACTTTATCTGCATTAGGTTCTTCATAGCTTATAAAAACAATATCATACATCTTATTCCTCAATCAAAATTAATTGATAACGATAATCTTTCTTCAGGAACAGTAACAACCTGATGTTGTGTTCCTGTAGGTATAACAATAACATCATTTTTATGTGTAACTAATGATTTGCCTCCAACTAACCAATCAGACGAACCATGTAACTGTTTAACTATAACCTCATACTCATGCTGGTGGGCAGGAAAACTTGCAGTTTGCGTTTTATTACCTTTTGATATATAAAAATTAGCATTAATAGGAGATCCGAATCCTAAAGTTAATTTTCTTTCTAATGAACGTAATTCAGCAGTTAAATCTAAGACATTAGAAATAATAGCAGTAAACCCTTCATCATAGTAACTTTTAAATATGTCAAAATTTATAAATCCATCATGTTTAAATAAATCATAATGATTAACTGATACCCCTTTATTAGTAATAATTTCAATTGCTGGCTGTCCCCAAGGATATGAATGGGGCCATCTACGTCTTACTTTTAAGAAGTTTAAAACATCTGCATTTTTTAAATTTATTTTATGGTCAATAATAATATTTTTAAACATAAGGCTCCAATTCTTTTGCTAATTGCTCGTGCAATATCCGTCCTGGATGGGCATTATCAGGAAAATCATCTGACTCTTTCATATAATTAACAATTTCTTCATAGTCGTTTACTATTTTTTTAAATTCTTCTGTTTCAGCTAAATCAGGTCTAAGAGCTTGAATATTATTTAGACCTTCCCAAGATGTAACTAAAGGTATATCTCTACCTAGTATTTTTTTCAACCAATCTTTATGAACGTGCTTAATAAAAGAATAATCGTTTTCCATTCCCCAAGTGCGTCCCCATCCTTCAATTACAATCCAAGGAATGTTTGTTTCATCATAAACACGTTGAGCACCTTCAAATGCAACTTGCACTAAAGTACGATCTAATTCACGAACTGTTTTAGTATAATCTATACCAGCTTTATAACTTGCTTCAAAATGTTTTTCTAAATCTATAAGACCAGCTTCACTGGATCCAAGTCTTTGCTTTTCAACTCGTGTATAATTTCTAATAGGTTCTGTTAACATCCAAATAATAAGATCAGGATTATAAAATGTTGAAGCTGTAAAGGGAGGTGCTAATCCTAATGCTTCTTCTGATTTAAAAACTGCGTCAAAATTTCCAGCACCACCAAAAGAATGATTAGCTACAGCATGACCAAATAATGTTTCTAAGTAATAACCAAATCCAGGCCAAACTACTTGAAAAGGTTTAGGATATTTTGAATCAAGATATTTGTCTTGATTAAAAGGTCTAAAAATAGTATTGTTATTGTTATTTGCAACGCCAGGACCTGGAGTAATTTGTCCCCATTCACCTAACCCGT